GCTGAGAACATCAACCAGCCCGTGGGGGTATAGCGATGGCGTCAATCCAGCTTTACCAGTTCGCGGTCGTGGAGATCGACGGGCGGCCCATTAGGGCTGGGTCGCTTTCGACGGCCCGCAGCATCACGATCACTAACGATGAGGTTGTGGATCAAACGTTCAAGGTCGGCCCCGAATCGGCCGTGAAAATCTGGGACAAGACCGAAAATGAGGCGATGGGGGCGTTCTCCTTCTTGTGGCTGGAGACGGACTTGGAGGTACTCGTGCAGTTCACCACCGATGCGGGCACAACGGATGCCTATGACGTGAAGAAGCTCCGGGGCTCCGGAACTTCCGGCACGATGGGTCCGGCGTTGGTCTTGGCCTATGACGACACGCAACTCCTGGACGGGTCAATCGACACGTTTGACGGCACGGCCGACACCATCGACGAAATCTGGGTCTACAACGCGGACACCGAGGACACCGCCCGCGTGCGCCTGCTGGCGGCAAACTGAACGGGAGGCAACCGAGATGGCGACCGTGGACTACACCTTGCTCAAGGACGAGATCGCCTTCTTCATCGGCGAGCCGGAGACAACCTGGGACATGCAGACTTCCGATGCCGTCGAATCCTGCATCCGGACTGGCGTGGATCGGGTCATACACAACGGCTTGCACCAATGGTCCTGGATGCGACCGCGATGGTCAATGACTACGGCCGATGGACAGCGGTTCTACACCCTTCCATCCGACTTTGAGCAGTTCGTCAGCGACCTCTACTTCGACGGCGTGCATTACACGTATCCGGCCATCAGGCAGTTGCCCGCCAGCCGGCTCATGCAACTCCAGGCGGATTCCGTAACCACGGGGACCCCTGTGCGATTTGCCATTGAGGCCGTGGCGCACGATGGAGTCACTAGCGAGCAGGACCAGCAACTTGTGCTACACCCGACGCCGGATGCCGCGTACTGCTTGGTGGGAATGTATCAGGTTGGCGTCAGGGCGCTCAGCAGCACCAATCCCTATCCGCCAGGCGGCGTAGCACACGGAGAACTGTTCGTGGCAGCGTGCATCGCGGCGGCAGAAGCGAAGTTCAAGGAATCCCCCGAAACCGGCAAGCAGCAGGCGTTCATGGAAATGCTGCAAAACCACATCGCTATTGATCTACGGCGGCAGGCGCGAAGCCTCGGAGCGATAGGACAAATTGGGAAACGGATGCGCGGGCGTGCCGATGCACGCAGAGTGTTTGACCTCGTGAGCGACTACACCACCTATAACGGAACCACGGACGTGTAGGCCGGTTTCCAAGTGGGTGCGATAGTGCGGAAGAACCAGCGAAGAACGGTTGAGTTGGCGTTTCCCGTAGGGGGTCTGGACCGCGCTGCCCGTATTCAATCGCAACGGCCGTACACGACTGCGGATTGCTCCAACGTCCGGCCTTTTGACACGCTGGAGGGCCGGGAGCGGGGCGGGAGTCGCCCTGGCCTGGTCAAGGCGTTCACCACGCAGCTCGGCAGCGGAGCCAACGTACAAATGCTGGCCGGGGTGAGCCTGGTATCCAGCACGGGTGCCGTCAGCAGAACGCTAGTAGCCGTGGCCGGCGGGTCGGTCTACCGTTCATCGACCACGACCTTCTCTTCCGTGTCGGGCACGCTCAACAGCACGGCCGCCCGACTCCGGGCGGCCGAACACAACCAGCTTCTCTACATTGCCGACTACCGGCCGACGACGGTCAGTGGCACGGCGGGCGTCATCGGAGGGACGGGAACGGATGAACTATCCGCCGCGGGGGTGGATTGGACGACACTCGGTATCAGTACAACCCTTGACGTGTGCCTCGTGGTCGGGATGCCGGACAGCACCTACAGCACGGGGACCATCACCGTCGTCAACGGCGTGGTCACGCTTGATGGAGGCACATGGCCGGCATGGGTGGCGGGGGGATCGCTGGTTGCCGACGGATCGACCTACTACATCGTGACCAGGGACAGCAATACGCAAGTCACCCTATCCAGTTCCCTGGTGAATCTCGACGCCGGCACGACCTATTCGGCCTCCAAGAGCCCGGATGATGTGTTCCCGATCGCCAGCGTCGAGGCGGCCCACATTCACCTGACCGGGACGCTCAACGCAGGCACGGGCATTTCCTACCAACTTTGCCGGAAGATCAAGGTTTTCAATCCCTCGACCAATGCGATGGCCGTGTTGGCGCACACCTATGGCATTCCGCCGTGTGGGTGCCAGGTAATTTGCACCTATCGGGATCGACTCGTCTTGGCCGGTCCCAACCACATTTGGTACATGAGCCGCCAGGGCGACCCGACGGATTGGGACTACGGGGCCGACCCGGATGATGTCGCTCGGGCCGTGGCAAGCACTACTGCGGAGGCAGGGTCGATTGGCGAGCCCATCGTGGCTTTGATTCCGCACTCGGACGACTATCTCGTCATTGGGTGCCAGCGGTCGGTCTGGGTACTCCGCGGCGATCCGGCCATCGGCGGTCAGATTCAGGCCCTCACCCGGGAGATAGGGATTCAGGGGCCGGATGCCTGGTGCAAGTTGCCCGATGGGTCGCTTCTCTTTCTCAGCCGAGACGGCCTCTACGTTCTGCCGCCAGGAGGAGTGAACTTTCCTGTTGAGTTCTCGCGGGAGAAGTTGCCGAAGGAATTGTTGGACGTGGACACCAGCGCCAATGCGGTATCAATGGCCTACGATAGCCGGGATCGCGGGGTCCATCTTTTCATCACTCCGACCGCTGGCACAACGGGGGAGCATTGGTGGATTGATTGGGCGACCAAGACGTTCTGGCCAGTCGCCTTTGGTGACGATGACCACCAGCCACTCGTGGCCGTGGACCATGCTCCAAACCTGTCCAGCGACCATTACGTCCACCTTGGCGGGGGCGACGGCTACGTCCGGCGGTTCAGCGACGACGCCACCACGGACGATGCGACGGATGAAGAGCCGATTGTGTCCTCGGTTGTGTACGGCCCGCTGCCTATCGCCCCGCCGGGAATGACCGGGATCGTCGATGAGATTTTCGCCATTCTCGATGCCAGTAGCGGAGACCTGGATTGGGAATTGGCGTTCGCCGACACCGCTGAGGGCACCTTGACGGCAATAGCGTCGGCCACTGGGACATGGGAGGCCGGAAGAAACCGTTCACAGCGGGTCCGATACCGCGGCGCGGCGGCTGCGCTGACGTTGAGCGCCACGACGCAATGGGCCATCGAATCGGTAGCGGTCGCGATCAAGCCGGGGGGGCCAATCCGATGAATGAACACCCCTGGGACCCGGACCCGACCTCGGCATCGGCGGTCAGTCCCGCCCCAACCAATGTCAACGTCGAGAGCGCCCTTCGGGAAATGGCGCAACGGTTGAACCAACTGATCCAGGAGTTCAATGCGCTTCTCTCGCTCGTCAGGGGCCATACCGATCTACGTGATGACATTCCAGACCTGTACGTCACCTACGTCTACCTGGAGGCGTGGCCAGGGACTACCAACATCGTCACGGTCGGCAACATCACAGCGGGGACGATAGACTGCCAGGGCGTCACGTCCTCCGGCCCTATCGCTCTTGCCGACGATCAGTCCCTTGTGTTTGGAAATGATACGGACGCATCCCTGGCCTTCACCAGCGGGGACTTGTGGATCAGTTCCGCTCGGGACGTGGTGCTATACCAGAGCAATCTGGTGAGCCCCTACGACAACTACGGAGTCATCCTCGGCGCAGGCGAGGACGCGGCTATTTACTTCGATGGGGCCGACCTGCTTATCGAAGCGACCGCGGGGTCGGCCGTGGTCGTCAATCGCAGCGTCTTGATTGTGGCCGACAACGGGGGGGTCGGGTTCGGGGCCGGCGAAGACGCCTCGATCTACTACGACGGGACCGACCTGCTGATCGACACCCGCGTTGTCGGCACGGGCGATCTGTCAATCCTTGGCGGAGACCTGGTGTTAGAGGATGATGACGAGCAGGCAATCATCTTCGGGGCTGGGAGAGACGCCGAAATCTACTACGACGGGACCGACCTTTGCATCAATGCCGAGGTGGCGCATGTTCTCGGGGACTTGGAAATCGACGGGTCGTTGGTGTTCGGTGCCGACATCGAACTGGCGGACAATATCGCCGTGGTCTTCGGCACGGGCAAGGATGCCGAAATCTACTACAA